GTGGTACTCGTAAATCATTAGTATTATGGGTTGGAGGAGATAGTTATAAATAGTATGAATCTAAATGTTTTATTTCATATTGGGTATTATAAAGATTTATTTTCTCCTTTAGATAGAGAATTAGGGGGAACTGAACAAGTTCTGCTTAACACTATAAAATTTTTAGCTAAAAAAGGATACAACGTTTACGTAACTGGAGACGTTGCTGAAATGACTTATGATGATGTAACCTATCTTAATAGAGACTTACTTTGGAAGGTTCCTAGGAAATATGATGTCGTTATTGGGGTGGGTTACATTAATTTTTTACTCGATATAGAACATAAAGTAAATTATCATAAAGCATACCTTTGGATGCATAACACAGAATACTATCCTTATTATAATGGAGAAGTATTACCTAATGAAGGTAGAGATTTACTATCCAAATTATCAGGTATAATATGTGTTTCAGAATGGCATAAGAAAAATACATCTGAAAAATATAATTACCCATTAGATAAAATTAAGGTAATTTATAATAGTGTTGATATAACTAATTTTGATGATGAAGAAAAGGTAAAAGATTCATTTATATATTCATCACATCCTGAACGTGGATTAGATACTTTACTTGAACTTTGGTATTATATTAAAGACATAAAACCAAATGCTACATTAAAAGTATTTTGTCCCAAATATGGTTTAGATGTATTTAATCAAACATATAAAAAACTAAATTTAAAGGATGTTCAATTTATTGGAAATGTTGACGCTAAAACACTCCACCGAGAATATAGCAAAGCAGAATATTGGTTTTATCCAACACAATATGAAGAAACATTTTGTATAACTGCTGTTGAAGCACAATTAGCAGGATGTAAAATAATAACATCACCAATAGGTGCACTTCCAGAAATAATTCATACTGCTGAATTTATTAAACATCCTGGTGAAGAATTAGGATATTATCTTGATATAATTAAAATAATTGATTATTCGGCACAGGATGATAGAGCAAGATATAATAAAAGATATGCTTCTGTATTTAGTATAGATCGTATTGGTGAAACATGGAAAAACTTTTTAGATAGTTGTTACAATTTTGATTGTGTTTATGTTATTTCACTTGATAAAACAGAGGAATATAAACAAGATGCTATTAAACGACTTGATGAAAGTGGAATACAATATGAATCAATAGCCTTTATAGAGGGAGTTGATGGTAGAAATCCTAATCCTGGATTTAATTTTAAACCATGGGATGGATGGAAAAAAGATAATGAAGAAGAACTTAAAACATTAGCATTAGAAAAACAATTTAGAAATAATCCTAGTTGGTATTTAAGAGATATTACTCCTGGAGAAATAGGATGTGTTTTATCTCATATTAAATGTTGGAAAGATGCTTATGAAAATAAATTTGATTCTGTTTTAATATTGGAAGAAGATTTTTATCCTTCTGAAAAATTTAATCAAATAATAATTTCAACCTTACCAAAATGGGATTTAATTCATTTAGGTAGAAACCTAATGAGAGATTTATCTGAACAAACATACAATGCTTATTTTGTTCGCCCACTATTTTCATTTAATGCTCATGCTTATGCTTTAAGTAAAAAAGGAATTGAAATAATTATAAGTAAACATTTAGAAGAAAATTTAATTCCAACAGATGAATTCTTACCTACATTATATGACACTCACTTTAGACCAGATGTAAATGAATTATTAAGTAAACATGATAAACGTAAATTAAACGCATTTTCTACAAACATAGAATATATAATACAAAAAGGAAATAAATCTCAAACAGAAAATATACATTTAACACCAATAGTAGAACCTTTTAAAATAAAAATTATGGATAAAGAATATACCCCATTACATCCAGACTTATATCAGTATTGGAATGATACTGCTGCTTGGCATAGAAAATTTTTAGTGCCTGGTATGATTAAAAAAGAATGGGATTTATTTGTTGATGAAGAATTTGATGGTACTTATGCTTATCCTTTCTTTACAAAAGAATTTTGTAATAAAATAATTGAAGAAGCAGAACATGCTCAAGTATGGACTTTTGCTCGTCATGAATTTTATCCTACAACTGATTTTGTATTAACTGAAATTGGATTTGATAAAATATATTATGACCTACTTTGGGAATTTGTTATGCCAATGGCTATCCATAAATTTGGATTAGAAGGCAAAGGATGGGATCAATTACAAGCCGAAAACTTTTTAGCACGTTATACCCCAGATACTCAAGGACATTTAAGTTTACATCATGATAATTCACATATTACTGCATTGGTAAACTTATCTGAAAAAGATATTGATTACGCAGGTGGTGGTACTTGGTTTTGGCGTCAAAAATATTTATCAAGACCTCCACAAGGTTATATAAGTGTTCATCCTGGAAATATTACACATAAACATGGTGCTCGCCCTGTTTTAAGTGGAAAACGATATATTATTGTATCATTTATGAAAAATAAAGAATTTTAATTATGGGAATTTTACAAGAAAAACCAACACAAATTACTGCAGAAGAACTGCAAGAACTTAAAGATCTTCAACAAGCTAAACAAGCATTAATATATGCTTTAGGCGAACTTGAATACGAAAAAATGCGCTTAGAATCACAAAAACAAACATTAGAAATTCAATTTAATAAAGTTGTCCAAGGCGAATATGAGTTATCTCAACGCATAGCTGAAAAATATGGTGATAATAAAATAGATTTAAAGACTGGCGCATTAGAAGCTATCAGTGCTTAATTTTTAGATATTTTTCATATATTTATCAGTAGACAAAATCTATTTATAACATGGCTGAAACTTTATTATCTCCTGGCGTATTAACTCGTGAAAACGACCAATCGCAAATAACATCAGGCCCCATAACTGTTGGTGCTGCCGTTATCGGTCCTACAGTTAAAGGTCCAGTAGAAATCCCAACAATAATAACTTCATATTCTGATTATAAGAATAAATTTGGAGCTTCATTTGTTAGTGGTGGTGTAACTCTTGAGTATTTAACCTCAATAGCTGCATATAATTACTTTCAACAAGGTGGTGAATCATTATTAGTAACTAGAGTAGTATCTGGTTCTAATTCTTCTTACACCCCAGCAACTTCATCTCAAATTACTAACATAGGTGGTACTGGTGCTTCGTTTGTTCTTGAAACACTTTCAGAAGGTGTTATCATGAATAACGCTACTCAAAGTGCTGCTGCTATCAAAACATTATCTGGAGGTGCTTTAGTAAGTGGTTCAGTAGATAATATTCGTTGGACCGTAACTAACGTTAACACAGGTTCAGGTACATTTAATCTTATTATCCGTCAAGGTAATGATACTTCTAATCAACAATTAGTAGTAGAAACTTGGTTAAATCTTTCATTAGATCCTAACTCACCAAACTATGTTGAATATGTAATTGGTAACCAAGTTAAAAATATAGTTACTGATGGTGATGGTAATTTAAATATTCAAGTTACTGGTTCATATGTTAACCAAAGTAGATATGTTCGTGTATCAAACGTACCTAATCCAACTCCAAATTACTTATTAAACAACGGAACATTTAATGCTGCATATACAGCTTCTTTACCTACTGTAGGTTCTGGTTCTGAAGGTGGTGCATTTGGTGGCGCTACAGGTCCATTATTTGGTAATGGTAGTGGTGCTTCTACAGGATTAAAAATGTTTAATCAGATAGATAACGTTAATATCCAAGGTTTATCAGGAAGTGATTACTCAAACTCAGTTGAATTACTTGCTAATCCAGACGAATATGATTACGAATGGATTATATTACCTGGTGTTACTTATCAAAACGCTCCTGGTATTTTAAGTACCTTAATGGCTAACTGTGAAAACAGAGGTGATACAATGGCTATCACTGATATGGTTAACTATGGTGCTGCTGTTTCAACTGTTAACTCAGCTGCTAATAGCTATGATTCATCATATGGTGCTACTTATTGGCCTTGGGTTCAAGTATTGTCTCCAGAAACTGGTAAATTAGTATTTGTTCCTGCTTCAACTATTATGTGTGGTGTTTATGCTTATAATGATAGAGTAGCAGAAACATGGTTTGCACCTGCAGGTTTTAACCGTGGTGGATTATCAGGTGTAATTCAAGCAGAAAGAAAATTATCACCTTCAGATCGTGATAGTTTATATATCAACAAAGTTAATCCAATCGCTACTTTCCCTGGACAAGGTGTTGTAGCATTTGGTCAGAAAACTTTACAATCTAAAGCATCAGCTCTTGACCGTGTAAACGTTCGTCGTTTATTAATCACATTAAAGAGATACATTGGTAACATTGCTGATAATTTAGTATTTGAACAAAATACAGCAACAACTAGAAATAGATTCTTAAACCAAGTTAATCCGTACTTAGAAAACGTACAACAAAAACAAGGTTTATATTCTTATAAAGTTGTAATGGATGAATCAAATAATACAGCTGAAACAATCGATAGAAATCAGTTAGTAGGTGCTATTTACTTACAACCAACTAAGACAGCTGAATTTATCATCTTAGATTTCAACATTACTCCAACTGGTGTTCAGTTTGCATAAGAAAATTAATTAACAATATTTATATCAAACAATAGATAAAATGGCAGTATTAAATCCGAACGAAATCATGTTCACAGCGTTTGAACCAAAAGTTCAGAACCGCTTTATATTATATGTAGATGGTATTCCATCATATTTGATCAAAAAGGCTTCTGCTCCTGGATTTGAAGCTGGCGAAATCATATTAGACCATATCAACGTTTACCGTAAAGTAAAAGGTAAAGTTCGTTGGAACGATATGACTTTAGAACTTTACGATCCAGTTGTTCCTTCTGGTGCACAAGCAGTAATGGAGTGGGCTCGTTTAGCACACGAATCAGTAACAGGCCGTGATGGTTATTCTGATTTCTATAAGAAAGATTTAACATTAGACATCTTAGGTCCAGTAGGTGATATCGTTTCTGAATGGATTATCAAAGGTGCTTATGTTAAAACAGCTACATTCGGTGAATATGATTGGACAGCTGACGCAGCAATTAGCTTATCAGTTACAATAGCTATGGATTACTGTATATTGAACTTCTAATTACAAACAGTAGATAATAAAGAGGCGCTAAAGAAATTTAGCGCTTTTTTTATCGAATTTTTAGGAGATATATATTTATATCAAATAATGTTATATGATAGAACAAAACAATGTTGCGAATCTAGATTCTACAGAACAGTCTAAATTCAAATTCCCCACAGAAACAGTTGAATTACCTTCTAGAGGTTTATTATACCCCGAAGGAAATCCTTTAGCTAGTGGTAAAGTAGAAATTAAATACATGACTGCTAAAGAAGAAGATATTTTATCAAACCAAAACTACCTATCTCAGGGAACAGTTATTGATAAACTACTTCAGTCATTAATTGTAACTAAATTTAGTTATAGTGATCTTTTAATTGGTGATAAAAACGCTATATTAATTGCTGCTCGTATTTTAGGTTATGGTAAAGATTATGATTTTATTAGTGATGGAAGGAAAGTAACTGCTGATTTATCAACTTTAGAAAATAAACCTTTAAGAGAAGATTTAATTACTAAAGGTATTAATTCATTTGAGTTTACTCTTCCAAATACAAAAACTGTAATTACCTTTAAAGCATTAACTCATGGTGATGAACAAGCCATTGATCGTGAAATTAAAGGATTACAAAAAATCAACCCTTCAGCATCAGCAGATGTTTCAACAAGAATGAAGTATGTTATTACCTCCGTAAACGGTGATAGTGAGAAAAAAACAGTTCGTGAATTTGTTGATAATTATTTTTTAGCTAAAGACTTAAGAGCATTTAGACAATATTATAAGGAAGTAGCTCCTGATGTTGATATGGTAACTAATGTTATGGCTGATGGCGACGTATTGGAGGGCGTTGAAGTAGGAATTGGGCTTAACTTTTTTTGGCCTGACGCCGGAATATAGATTTAGTTTATTTAAACAAATTCATGAAATAGTATTTCATGGAAATGGTGGATATGATTGGCATACTATATACAACATGCCTATTTGGTTAAGAAACTTTACGTTTAATTCATTAAAAAAATATTATGATGAGCAGAATGAACAAGTAGAAGCTCAAAATAATATAATGACTAATCAAAATCCATCAAAAACTGAAATAGCTCGACCAAATATAACACCAAAATCAACTTATACAACAATAACAGCGCCCAAAAAATAGGCGCTGTTAATATTTATATCCATCATATATTAGATAAATGGCCGATAATTCAGCACAAAATACTGCCCAAGCATTAGAAGATGCGAAAAAGAAAATGCGTGAGCTAAACGAAGAAGTTAAACGTTTAGGTGGACAAGGCTTTGGAGATGTTAATGCTTTAATATCATCCATGGGTAATAATATTACCAATGCTAATAAGCAAGTACAATTAATGCAAGATGAGGTTAATGACCTTAAAAATGCATTTAGTAATATATCTGATACTTTAAAAAATGTAATAGCTGATATTAACGGTAGTACTAAAGCTTCTACTTTATTAACTCGTAATTTTAATAAATTAGAAGATTATTCTCGTAAGATACAAGAACATAAATCTGAGGAAAATGTTTTAACTGTTAAGCAATTAAAAGAATTACAAAAGAAAGTTGGTAAAGAAATGGATTCGTTAAAAACGAATCTGTTAGAGGCAAAAGCACAGGAAACAATTCTTAAACGTAAACAAGCAGCAGGAACGATAACTAAGTCTGAATCTGATGAATTACAAAAGAATTTAGCATATCAAAAAGAAATCAATAATGCTATAGCAGATCAAGAAAGTTATTTAAATAAAATAGTTCCTTTAACTGCAAAAGAAGTAGAAGAAGAAAAGAAACTACAGAAAACTCTTGGTATTACTGGTAATTTATTTAAAGGAATTACTGGTGCTCTTGAAAAAATTGGAATTCAAAGTGAATACTTTGAAGACATGGGTAAAAAACTAAGAGAAGCAGCTAAATCAGGAAGTCAATTACAAGTATTAGGTACAGGAATTAAAGGAATATTTAGTGGAGTAGGACAAGCATTAGCAGATCCTGTTGGTAAATTCCTTTTATTAATAGCATTAGGTAAAAAATTACTTGATTTTGGTTTGCATTTTAATAAAACTGCTTCTGAACTAGGGAAAAATTATGGTCTTGCTGGAGAAGCTGCTCGCGGATTAACCCATCAGATAGAATATGCTTCTGTTGCTTCTAATAATTTGTATTTTAATTCTAAAAATATAATTGAAGCACAACAACAACTTAATGATGAATTAGGTACTAGTGCTATATTAAGTGATGAATTAACTCAAGGACAAATTGATCTAACTAAAAAATTAGGATTATCCGGAGAAGAAGCAGCTAAATTATCTCAATATTCATTGACTACAGGAAAAAGTCAAGAAAAAATAGTATACGAAATTACTAAAGCAAATAAAGGTTTAATTAGTAATAAAAAATTATTACAAGAAGTAGCTAAGACAGAAGGTCAATTAGCTGCATTTTATAAAAATGATCCTATTTTAATTGCTGGTGCTATAAAAAAGGCAAAAGAATTAGGTATGACTTTGGAACAAACAAAGTCAACTACTGATGGGTTACTTGATATTGAATCATCATTAGCCAATGAATATGAAGCAGAAATGCTCATAGGCAAAAATATAGAATTAAGCAAAGCTCGTGAATTAGCATTGCAGGGTAAAACAGCAGAAGCAGCTGAAGAAATGCTTAAAAATGTTGGTGGTATTGCTGAATTTCAGCAAATGAATCGTATTCAACAAGAAGCTTTAGCTAAGTCAATGAACATGTCAGCTGATGATTTAGCTAAAACATTAACTCAACAAGAACGTTTAGGTAAATTAACTCAAGATCAACGTGATAAAGTAGCAGAATTAAGAGCTGCTGGTAAGGATGAACAAGCTGATTTATTAGAAAAAAATGCTGGTAATGATAAAGCATTAAAGTTAGCTGAAATGCAGCTTGATACAGAAGAAAAATTAGCACAAGCGGGTCAGAAATTTAAAGATATTATTGCTAGTTTAGTTGGCGGTCCTATTGGAGCATTATTAGATGGTTTATCAAGTGCTTTAAGTGTAATAAATGATATATTTAAAGTTCTATCTGTTTTAAAAGTTCCTCTTATGATAATAGGAGGTATATTTGGGTCTATTTGGGCAGCTGCTAAAGGAATACAATTAGCAGAAACAATAACTACTGCATTACAAGGCAAAAAATTAACTTTTAGTAATTTAATAGCAGGTAATACTATAAGAGAAAATTTATTTAAAGTTAAAAACAATGCTCAAGCTGCTGTTGAATTAGCAACAGAAAGAGGAAAAGTATCTTTTAAACAATTAAATAGTGCCTTAGAAAAAGAATCATTTCTTACTAAAACACAAGCATATGGTATAGCTCTTAAAGAATGGGCTGTAGCTAAATGGAAAGCATTAACTGGTAAAGAACAACTCGTTACTGATCAATCTACATTACTCGTTCAACAACAACAAAATGCAACTGAACAAGCAGGATTGTTAGTAAGAATAAGAAAAGGTCTTGTGGCTGCAAAAGATTATGTAGTACAGAAAGGGATAGCTTTATTTTCTAAACTCCAAACTGTTTACGAAGAAATAAGTTTAACTCTTAAACAAAAAGGATTAGCTTTAACTATTAAAGATTTTCTTAAAAGTATAGGTCAAGCAGCTATGAAAGCCTATTCATCAGCCGCTTCAATTCCTTTCGTTGGTTGGATTCTTGGTGCTGCCGCTGCTGCCGCAGTAGTAGGATTAGGTATGAAATTAATGAGCAAAGGAGATGACGTTGTATCGCCAGGATATGGTAAAAGAACGTTAATGGCTCCTGAAGGTGCTATTGCCTTAAATGATAAAGATACAGTTATTGCTGGAACTGATTTAGGTGGAAAAAAGAAAGGTGGTGGTGCTGCTACAGGTGGTGGTGGTGGAGGATCAATAGATATAGGTCCTTTAGTAGCCGCGATTAATGAAGTTAAAACTGCAGTAGATGGCATAGTAAATCGTTCAGTTGAAGTATATTTAGATAGTACACAAATAGCGCAAAAAATACAGACACCAATAGCTGTAACTGCTCGAAGAACAGGATAATAAAATATTTATATAAAATAATAAAACTATGGCACAAATTCTTGATCAAGTAACAAACTCAACACTAAGCTTACAGGGCCAAACTCCCAATATTCCTGCAAATGCTTTGCCATCTTCTACTAATCAAACAGTAAAAGGATTGGAAAAATCTTTATTAGATTTACCATTGGCAAACCCAGAAAAATATTTGGATAAAAAACCACAATAACAAGTGAATGCCCTTAATAGATTTAAACTCAAATTTAACAAACCTAAAATTTGGTAATGACCGCCCTGGGGGCGGCAACAGTGGGCTTCCTTACATAAAAACGTATTTACCACAAAATGATACAGCAGCACAGCAATTAGCATTTGCTGCAGGAAAGTATAGTATAGATTTTCCAATTAGAGGTGGTGCTAAAGCAGTTACTGATATAGTAACTGATACTTTACGTATTACTAAGTTTTTTGGGGATCTTCAACGTGGACCTTTTTTTATTGCCAAACAAGTAGGTCTTCAATTATCAAATCCTAGAACAGAAGTAGGCAGTGTTTTAGGTACTGTTCCCTATACTCAAGTTTATGTACCTACAAATACACTAGCTCAGATTGGAGTTCAAGGAACAGGAATACATTGGGATAGACCAGGTATTTCTCCTAATACTAATGATCAATTAAAATATGCTTATGTTGTTGGTCAACAAGTAGTAACTAATAATTCTGCAACAAATCGTCTAATTGCTTTATATAAATTAAAAATTAATCCTAATGCGGGTCAAGTAGATCCATTATTAGTAAAAAAATTAGGATTAGAAGATAAAACTCAACTTAATTTATTTGAATATTCTAACGGACCAGAAACAACATATGGAATAGGTAAAACAATTATACCTAGATTTGAAACTACTACTCCTTCTTCTGCATCAATATCACAAAATCCCTTTTTATATGGAACACGTCCTGTTCCTACTTTAGATTATAGAAAATATATTACTGCTTCTAATGCTTATATGTCTCAAAGTGGAGATATTTTTAATCCTGGATACGTACAAGCTCAAGGTAGTTATTATCTAAATAATATAGGACAACAAGCAGATGTTGTAGTAAATAATTTTTCCAAAAATCCCCGTCCCGTTGATTTTCGTTTAATAACAGGCTCAAAACCAGTATTTAATTTTTCAAGATATATAGCAGCCCAAGATGTATTTGTTTCTGAATCTAGAATAGCTATAGTAAGTGGGATTGAAGCTAACGGACAGAATCTTGTAACGCTTAATCAACAAAAAATAGTTTCTAAAAGTAACTATGAATCTACTCCTTATCCAGTAGCATTTAGTGGTTCATTTATTCGTCCTTCAAAAACAACTCCTACTGTTGAACCTGGAGGGGCAAAAACAGCTTATAAATTATATGAATCTCTTGAATCTCCTCCTTTACAAGAAAGCAGAAGTAAAGATATAGAGAATAATGGAACAGATGCAAATTTTTCTTCTCCTTCTGGATATACTTTTACTTATAATTTAATTAAACAAAGAGGAGCTAATGCTAAAAGTAATAGAGGACAGATTCCTCAAGATTTTAGAAAAATATTAATTGATAACCAAATAGGAGAAAATTCATTATATAGCTATGATTATAAAAGTCCTACTATAAACATGCAAGGGAGAATTGGTTATGCCGATTCTGGTTTAACTACTTTTAATCGTACTAGAATTACTAATACTGATTCTGCTACTCAAGATAAAGTAACTATGACCTCCTTAACTAGTTCTCTTATTCCTGGACAAGGCAGTGCTAGAGATTTAGTTAAATTTTGTGTTGAAGGAGTAGATAATAATAACCCAGTAAACACAACTAAGATCCATTTACGTGCTTATGTAAACGGATTTACTGATAATCATGGTGCTGAATGGAGCGGTTTTAGATATACTGGTAGAGGTGATCAGTTTTATACTTATCAAGGTTTTACAAGAGAGGTAAGTTTAAATTTTCAATTACCTGCTCTCTCAAGACCTGAAATGAAACGCATTTACCAAAAAGCTAACTACTTAGCTTCATTATGTTATCCTGATTACAACTCTTCTGGTTTGATGAGAGGTAACATTGTGTTGTTAACATTTGGGGATTATTTATATAGAGTACCTGGATTATTAAAGAATGTAAATATTACTATTCCAGATGAAGCCGCTTGGGAAATAGCAATGACTGAACCTGAAAGAGGAGCAGATACTGATATGTATGAATTACCTCAACTTTTAAGAATAAGTTTGGGCTTTACACCTATTATGAGTATATTGCCAAGAAGAGGTGCAGGCGTAGCATTAATCACCCCAGCAGATAAAAATAATAGATTCCTGGGTGAAGTAGCAGGAGTAAAATAATTTTTATGTCAGATAGATACTTATTCATACCGATTGAAAAAACACTAATAAGTGATGATAAATCACCCTCAGCTAGACCTGCGGGTACACAATATTATCGCCCAACTTATTATCCTAATGTAACTGTTACATCACAAGATAATTATATTGTTACTAAAATAACAGATCGTTTAGATTTAATTGCTAATGATTTTTATGGTGATTCAACATTGTGGTGGGTAATTGCTATGGCTAATAATCTATCAGGAGATTCTTTATATCCGGGTGAAGGAGTTCAAATAAGAGTACCTGCTAATTTAAGTTTAGTATTAGCAGAGTATAATAGAGATAATTCAACTTCGTTATAACAATGGCCGTTTTAAATTATACTAATGTCGTAGGAAAAAGTTTTTTTGATTATGTTCAAAAACAACTAGTAAAGAGAACTGAAATTCTATCTAAGGGAGGAGGTAATGATCCTTTTGTTCAACGAACTCCTCAAGAGTTAGAATGGCTAACTAATAGAAGTGGATGGGTAAGAGTTACATCTAATATTAAAATTAGAAAAGGCAATCCACTTGCTAACAAATATGGTGTAGGAGATGGATTAGCTAAAAAGTTTATTTTACAAGGAGGTGTTGTATTTGCTAATGCCTCTTCAAATAATGGATCCATTTTAAGAAGTGGAGTAGGAGTAGATAAAGCATATGGTGTAGGATTTCAAAATGCTGATGCTTATGGAATGGGATTAAAACCAATGCCTGGTATTACTAATTTTTCCATTGAATGTTCAGGTCCTTTTGGCGCACTAAAAACAGCAAACATTAAGATTAAAACATATGATCTTGAACAATTTAATATTATAGAAACCTTATATTGTCATTTAGGAATGTCTGTTATAATTGAATTTGGACATATTCCTTATATTGATAATGATGGTAAATTCGTATCAACACCTAAACTTTTAGATGTATTTAAAATTAATAGTAAAGAACAAATTGCTCAAAATATTACTTCTCAAAGAAAATTAACAGGAGGTAATTATGATGCTTTGTTTGGTACACTAATTA